ACTTCCTGAAGGAGTACTGGAGCAAGCCGAATCCGACCGTGAAGAGCTGCTCGAATGGGCTAAATCCAAAACCGGAAGCAGCCGATGCAACGACCCAAAGTGGACCGATGAAGGTCTAGTCAAGTTCTCATTCGATGGTGAAACTGGTCGCCCACGTCCCGTCTTTGTTGACACTGCAGGTGAACCTCTCTCCATGGAAGTACAAGCTTCCATCCGTAAAGGGACCAAGGTTCGTCTGATTTGTCAGCAAACTCCTTACACAAAACCTAAAGCAGGAACCACTATCAAGGTGCTTGGTGTTCAGGTTATTGAGCTAGTTGCTGGCAGCGGTGCTATCGACTCGGGCGATTTGTCCGTGGATGACATCACCCAGATCTTTGGAAAGACCAAAGGATATAACCAAGCCGAGCCGATGGTTCGTGAGGAATCTTCATCTGACGACAACGCTTACGATTTTTAGTCGACTAAATGAAAATGCGCTCCGGCCTGGAGGAGCGAGTTTCTAAATACTTTGATAAACATAACGTTACTTACTTGTATGAAGCAAGCAAGTTTCCCTATGTAATTGAGTCGCAATACACGCCAGATTTCTTTCTCCGTAACAACGTCGTCATCGAATGCAAAGGCTTCTTTAAGCCGAGCGACAGGAGAAAGACTCTGGCAATTAAAGCTCAGCATCCTGATTTAGATCTACGTTTTATCTTCCAGCGCAACAATACCATCAGCAAAAACAGTTCAACTACTTACGGCGATTGGTGTACTAAGCACGGTATTCCCTATTGCATCTATCCAGACATTCCAGAGGATTGGCTGCAATGACAACAACAAACGATCAGGCCTTCTATTTGATCGATGATTTCGTTCGTCAGCTCGAAGAACAGGGGGTCCCCTTCCAGGAGATCCTCGCGCTTATGCGTGAATATATCGAACTCTGCGAAGAGTTGGTCTTGTGACTAATGACTCCGAGTTTGTACGTCATGAAGCGTGTCCTAATTGCCCAAGTTCTGATGCTTTCAGTATTTACAGCGACGGGCATGGTTTTTGTTTCTCTTGCCACTACAGGCAAGCTGCTACCGGAGAGGTCCAAATGTCAACACAGCCGTCAGCTGTGACGTATGACGGGGACTTCGCATCGATCCGATCGCGCAAGATCTCCGAAGAAACTTGCCGCAAATTCAACGTCCGAGTCGATGAGGGTCCGGTCATCCGGTTCCCCTACTACTCCGACTCGGGTCGTCTGATCGCGTACAAGGAACGGAACCAAGACAAAGAGTTCCGCTGGCACGGCAAGAACTCTGACCAACAGCTGTTCGGTCAACACTTGTTTGGTGCTGGCAAAACCATTGTCATCACAGAAGGTGAGATGGATGCTCTTGCCTGCTGGCAAGCAAGGCCCAAATGGCCTGTGGTTTCCATCCCCAATGGAGCCAAGTCAGCGCGTAAAGCTCTGTCCGCTCAGCTCAAATATCTGCTGCGCTTCGAAGAAGTCGTACTCATGTTCGACTCTGATGAAGCAGGAGTTGAAGCAGCAGAAGAATGTGTTTCTCTTTTCCCTCATGACAAAGTTTTTCTTGCCTCCCTGGCTCAGTACAAAGATGCTTCTGATGCGTTGCAAGCGGGCGACCAAGAGGCAATTCGCCAGGCTGTTTGGAACAAAAGGACTTACACGCCTAAGTCAATAGTCGATGGATCTACTTTATTTGATCTTGTCTCTAGTCCAATCCGCGGTAGAGATGCTGACTGGCCCTATTCAGGGCTGAATGAAGTTACATCTGGACTGCGTCTATCTGAACTTGTCGTACTAACGGCGGGCTCAGGGACGGGGAAATCGACCCTGGCGGGCGAGGTTTGTCAGGCGTTAGTCGATCAGAACTTTTCTGTCGGGTACATAGCACTTGAAGAATCAGTCAAGCGCACGGCACTCAGGTTGATGAGTGTTAAAGCCAACAAACCCCTACACCTTAATAATGAAATTCCTGAAGAAGAACTACGTTCCGCCTTTGATGCTTCTTTGGGTCTGGGGCGTGTCTATCTCCGTGATGGTTTTGGCTCTATCGATCCAGCCCACATTCTCTCGGATATTCGGTTTCTCGTTCATAACCATGGAGTGAAGTGGATCATCCTTGACCACCTCTCAATCCTAATGAGTGGACTTGAAATGGATGACGAGCGAAAGACAATCGACCGCACCATGACAATGCTCCGCTCTTTCACAGAAGAGACAGGAGTAGGAATGATTCTGATCTCCCATCTACGTCGCTCTCAAGGTGACAAAGGTCCAGAAGACGGAGCCAAGATCAGCTTGCAAATGCTCAGGGGCTCGCACAGCATTTGCCAACTAGCGGACCAAGTCGTCTGCCTACAACGCGACATCTCTAGCGGTGAAAACACTGCAGAGATTGTTGTGTTGAAGAACCGATTCACAGGAGCTACCGGCTCTGCAGGAATCCTGTCGTACTGCAAAGACACAGGACGCCTGGCTGAAATCCCTATTACCAAATCTGAACCAACCACGCGGGTAGAAGAAACCTATGCCTTCTAAACCTTGGAAACTTGTCTTCTTCAAAAAAGAAGGATGTGGACCATGTGACCAAGCACTGCACAACCTAAATCAAGCGCTAGTTCTCGACGATGCATTCTATGGCCTGGTTACTGTTATGCAAAAGGAGTATCACGGAGCCCTGGTTGCCGCCTATGATCTCGAAATGTACCCGACGGTACTCATTCTGGATAAACAGGGTGAAGAGATCAGTCGAAAGGTTGGCGTTAAGTTTCTCACCAAAGAATGGTGGAATGCAGCGTTAAACGGAATCAAAAGCAACCGCTCCAATGTGTAGGCTCTCCGCAGACATCGAGACAGACGACATAAATGCGACAGTCGTCCACTGTCTCGTCACACAAGACATTGATACCGGTCAAGTCTTTCGATATGACGACACCGGTAAGCATGAAAGCATCACCACTGGCTTGAACATCCTCGCTTGTGCTGAGGAGGTGTGGTTCCACAACGGAGCCATGTTTGACATACCAGTGATCAAAAAGCTTTACCCCTTCTGGAAGATGGAGGGCAAGCTTTACGACACGCTGATTCTCTCCCGTCTGTTCTTCACAGACATCAGGGACCGTGACTTCAGAGCACGTGCTCCCAACATGCCAGCACAGCTCTACGGCAGGCACTCACTGGAAGCTTGGGGCTATCGCCTTGGCATCTTGAAAAGTGAGTACGGCAAGACCCTTCAAAACGATTGGTCCACGTACACCCCTGAGATGCTTGAGTACTGCGTTCAGGACGTAAGAGTCCTAACAGAGCTTACAAAGCACTTCCAGCCGAAGCTAGAGCTGTATCAGGACGCCATCGATCTAGAGCATAAAGTTGCCAAGATCATGGCCTGGCAGGAGAAAGAGGGCTGGCCCTTTGATGTTGAGAAAGCACAGAAGCTTGAGAACAAGCTCAGGCTTGAACTAGAGCAGCTCAGCGATGAGATGCGTAACACCTTTCACTATGTAGACGGAGGCGAATTTGTCCCAAAGCGTGACAACAGCACCCGTGGTTACATCGAAGGTGCTGGCTTTACTCGACTCAAGGATTTCAATCCATGCTCAAGACAGCACATCGCCTGGGCATTCCAAACATTCCGTGACTGGGAAGCAACCGAGTTCACGGACACTGGCAGAGCAAAGATTGATGAATCAGTGCTGTTTGAAATTGGCACTGAGGAATCTAAAAAGTTTGCTCGAATCCTAGAACTTCAGAAGCATCTTGGGATGTTGTCTGAGGGCACAAACTCTTGGCTCAAACAAGTCAAGCCTGACGGACGTATTCACCATTCGTGTGTGATGAATACAAATACATTTCGTCAAGTGCATTTACGTCCCAATCTAAGTCAAACTCCTAGTGCTCATGAATACCGAGAACTCTTCACGCCTGGCAAAGATCGTATACAGGTGGGCGCTGATGCGTCTGGGCTTGAACTTCGAGTCCTAGGCAGTTACTTAAGTCCTTACGACAATGGAAAGTTTGCCCGCGAAGTTGTTGAGGGTGACATCCACACACACCTGGGAAACATCTATGGATCGCCCGACAGGGCTGCGTCGAAGCGTACAACTTATTGCCTCATATACGGTGGGGGTGACTTTCGTCTTGGCCTTGCAGCTGGTAGTAGACCAGATAGTGCTAAGAGAAAG